GCAGCCCCCAAGCGCCACACGAGGGGGCCTCGGTGGCACTGCACTCGGGGTTCGCAATGTTGTCGTACACCCACTGGTAGTCTTCCCTCAGAGTGGAAGACTTGCCCTTGAACACGTCTGGAGAAAGTTCCGGCCCCGGAGCCTCAGGCCCGGAGGGAGGAGCTGCCGGTGAGGCTACCTTGGGGCCGGAACCGAACTCTGACGTGGCGATGACGTAGGCCTCGGACTTTGAGTGGCCCTCAGACTCAAGCTGCGCCCTTCGCCGCTTGAACTCCTTGAACCGCCCCTCTCTCTTGAGGGTTTCGGCAATCGACTCAGACGATGTCACTTGGTGTCCTCAATCGGAAGGTTCTTCCAAGGCTCGGCTCCGGGCATCTTGATGGTCTCGTCCATCGCCCAGTCCACCTTGACCTTTCTTGACCAGTCACGCATTCGCCGGACAGGCACGTACAGCGAGAAGCCTTCTCCCGCTCCACGGACCAGCATGCCGACGTACTTGCCTGTGGCGGCCTCGTAGATGCCCCCTCCAGAGCTTCCGGGGAAGGACGTGGCGTTTGTCTGGTCATAGATCGTCTTGTTGATGAGGCGGCCTCTTTGGCTCACGATTCCGTCCGTCAGGCTGTTGCTGCCCAGCTCCCCGAGCAGGGAGCCGACGTGGTAGAGCTTCGTCCCCAGTTGCGGCGGCTTCTCGGCCTTGTAGAACTTCGTGCCCTCGGCGAACTGACCCTTCGCCCTCACTCGCAGCAGGGCCAAGTCCTGTCCGTGGTCGGCATCAGAATACTTGATGACTTCAGCATCCAGCTCGTAGCGGCCCACCGTGCGGCCATCCTCGACCAAGACCTTCACAACCTTGGCATCCTCGAACTCCACGACCGTCTTCGTTGCCCCCGTCTTGGCGTCCACAGCCCTTCGCTCTTTCCGGAGTCCCGCCACAACATGGGCTGCCGTCCAAACGAAGCTGTGCTTCTCCCTCTTGAAGATGACCCCGCTGCCTTCCGAGAAGCCCGCCTTGATCGTGACGGAGATGTTCTGGAGGTGGGGTACGATCTCCGGCTCAGCGGCTGCCGCCGGACTTGCGAAGATTAGAGCTAGTGTGGCCGCTTGGAGTGTCTTTACCATCTTTCTTGTCCTCAGACATGATTGCCTCGATGATGTCCTCCCGGCGTGCCAATTGCTCACAGTGCAGACACCAGACAACACAGCCTGAAGTAAGAGCCGCCGTAATAACAACCAACGCACTCAGGATAAACGTCCCGTTACCGTATGAACATATCACCGCTCCGGAGATCAAGGCAACAGCCACACAGGACATGACTGCAATGCCACACAGGCACATCAGGAAGCGTCGGATCAACCTGCCCATACCTAACCCTAAATTTTGAGAGTGGGACTCCGACCGACTGTATCCGACCGGGGGGTCCGGTTCCATTCTGGCGTAACCGTGAAGAGGAGATAAGAGAACGCGGCTGGCCACGAAGGCCGGGGGGGTTGGTTCAGTTTTCAAGATCGCACACAAGACCACATTCGAAATTGCCGACCTGCCGACAGGTCAGCAGGTCTGTGGCCACCTGCATGCTGCTGCTGTTGACCGGTTGTTAAGCTCGTGCGTGCGCGTCTGCGTGGAGGATTGTAACTGTGCTAGTTAGCTCAAGCCCCTCCAGCCTCTTACACGCATGGCAATACACTCTTGAAGTCTATTGCTAGCCGTCCAATCAACAGCTTGTCTCGCGTTTCCCGTCCGCCCAGCCCAGCGTAAGCCTAAAGATTGCTCTTGTCTAGTCCGATATAAGATTGAGCAGTGGGACAACCTCGCTGCATTACTAGGAGGATTGTGATGTTCTACGATACCCTGATTGCATTCTTGCCGGAGATTTGTGCTTGGGTGACCGGTGGATTCTTGGGTTCGTCGTTGATGTACATCTATATGGATGTGAAGCTTGTGGAAGCTCGACGACACCTCTCAACACTGGATCGCATGTACAATGAACTGAAGACAGGCAATCAAAACCAACAGAACTGAACAATAAAAGGGTGATTAGCGTGCAGTTGCATGCTTTTCACCCTTTTTTTATGCGCTGCGGGTAAAGTTTGTCCCTTCTCGTCCCGATGTAACAGTAGAACGAACGCTGTTTATGTCTTTTTGAAAGGGATGACATGGATTTTTTGGCAATGTTTAGTTTGGAACAAGTCCAAGGCATGCTCTCAGTTGTTGTCATGCTTGGCCTGTTCTGCGGCGTCTGGAAGCTGTTCAACATGGCTGTTGAGCGACTCGATGAGTGGTTCTTCAACCGACCCTATGCTCGTACTCAGATGACCAAAGCTCTGGCTGGTGATCGACAGCTACTCGCAAAGGCAAATGCCGAGAACGAGAAGCTGAAGAAAGCCCTAAAGAACAAGGTCGACAAGAACGAGCATAATCAGCAGAAGGATGCCAAAGTGCGGGCACAGCAAAAGGTGACAAACTTAGAAAAGGATGTCAAAGGGCTAGAGTCCAAGCTAAGGAGCGCTGAGGAGGAGAACTACAGGCTGAAAACTCAGCTTGACGTTCTCCACGGTAGTTCTTACCGACCTACCAGCCACAGTAGTCAGCAAGCCCCAAGTGGGGGCATCGCAAGCTTCTAAGGCTGTGAGTGTCGGTGGAAAAGCCCGCTGACCTCGGTTGGCGGGCTTTTTTCGTTAACAAACAAAGAACAGGGGGGTCACACCCTTACCTTCAAGGAGGTACGCAATGGTTACATTGTGTCTGGCTGCTTCTGCGGCACTGTTCTTCTCCCTCTCGCTGTACTTCGAACAGAAGTGCAGGCGACTAACTCGGGAGCTGGAGTCCGCCTGTCACAGGGCGGTAGTCTGGCAACGGAGTATGGTCGCAGCGAGACGGGGGAAGGATCTGCCGTACAGGTTGACCCAAGAGGTCATCGAGAAGATAGCCAAGGAGTGACCCGAAGGCCTGCCAGCTTGTGCTGGCGGGCCTTTTTTTATGCACACACGCTAAAGAATGGGTGCATTTGGCCCGATATACCTGTAACGCAGGGCATTGAGACCCTGCAAGACAATAGGAGAATGTTTGATTATGGCTATGCACCTAATCGTGTACGTTGTCGAGAAGGCTGGGTATGACCCCATCAAAAAGTGCAAGATGACCATCGAGGGTGACTTCGTCGGCGCCAAGTGCTTGGTGAGGCGGTCACTCGGGTACGCCTTGAACACAACAGACATCGACCTCGAAAACACAATCGAACGGTTCTTTGAACACAACATGACTCTCACAGAACTCAGGTCAATGCAACAAGCATGTCATGAGATCTCAGAGTCAGTTGAAGCGGAGGCTGTAAGCGCCTTTGAGAGAATCAAGACACTCGAAAGGGTGTTTGAAAATCGGCTGAACAAGATCAGGGAAAGGAGTGGCACTGCGGCCTTGTCGCGTGCCACGACAAGACTTTCCACGGATGACCAGCCGGAGAGCTTCTGAGGGCCTATCAGGGGCCTTCAAAGCCCTCCTGAGACCCAGATGGTGGTGCAATGCCACTGTCTGGGTCTTTTTTTATGGGCTATGAGGCGTGCGAAGCATGCTCCGGACAAAACGTCGGCACATATCGCTAGGTGCCGACGTTTTGTCCGGAGCTGGTCCGGAGGCACTGAGGGGGTAATTCAGAGCCAGAAACCTCCTGTTTTGTGGCGTTTTGGCTAAAGAATGGCTGTTTTCGTCCCGATATGTAGTTGTACGAGAGGCGTTAGACCTCTCTAACTTTGACTGGAGGAAAAAAAGATGGCTGAAAACGACTTCCTACCGTTCGACGATGGCGGGCCGTTCGACGAGGACGACACAAACCCACCTCCGCAGGAGGGTGATCTGGACGATGACCTTCTGCGGATGCTGTCCCAGAACATGGACCTTGCCGACACAAACGTCGACAGGTACACCTCAGAAGTCTGCCTGACACCTGAAGGTCAGATCAAAAGGGTCAAGATACTCTACAACAAGGGCATCATCTCCGCCGAGGAGATGAACAGAGACATCGCCGTTATCACGAACGTGACTCACCTCCGCGAGGAGGGGGTTATCGAGGAGGAGGAGTACCAACACGCCCTCCGCAGATACCAGATGTTGCTGCCCTCGGAGGTGCCACCTCCCGAGCATTTCGACCCGAAAGGCAGTGAAAGCTGCTGATCTAAAGGGCATTGCATAAGCACAGCTTTATGCAATGCCCTTTTTTTATGCGCGTGCGGCTAAAGTTTCGGGCCTCTCAGCCCGATATGTATACAGAAGGACAGTCGGTGTGGCTGTTCACAACTGGTCTAGACAGAAAGGTATTTCAGTTGTCAGACCAAACTTTGCATGAGCTGGCTTTGTCATTGGCTGACCTCGTTAGCAATCACATCGTTGAGTTCCTCGACGAGGAGCGGTACTTCGGTGTTGATGACGCGGATGTTATCAATGAACTGTCGGCAATTGCTCGCGGTGCTGTGTCCGACCGCTTCAACGAGTTGTTGGACGACCCCGAGTCGGGGTGGACGCAGCAGCTTGTCAACTTGCCTCTCGGCGAGGGCGCACTTGCCCTCCAGAGCGTGAGGCATGTTGGCAACAAGCCTATCCTCAACCAGCCAAAACTCACTGCCCCCCAGAATGGGGGAAAGAAACGTGGCCGGAGGAGGAGACGCAGGAAAGGGGGTGGCGGGAGGCAACAGAAGCTTCCCGACATTCCTGATCCGTCGTTGGATGCGGCGGACGAAGACAATTACCCCGGAGGGCCATTTTATGCGTCCGAAGGGGAGGATCTCTCCGCTAGAGATCGTGCGTGGCTGGCAAACCAGCGAGCGGACGACGAATTCTGGGGAGACCAGTTCAACGACGACTCTTTCTGAGTCGAAAAGGAGAATGAGATGTTGAAGTTTTTCGCTCTTGCTGCCGTATTGGTGGCACTACCGATGTGTGGATGCTCTGGCACCCACAACCTTCGACATGAGGAGGCGACTCCTCGAAGTGATGTGGCCGACCTTGACAAGGTCATCGACGACCGCATCGAGCTGTACATCCTACGGGATGTAAACCCCTCTGTGACGTGGGGGAGCGAGGCTGAGTCAGCAGACTGAGTCAAGCCCCCAACCCGCAGGGGGCTAGGCACGCCGGGAGGCCTGACGCTTTCGCCAGTAGCTAGGCGGGAGGAGGCAGGAGGAGGGTTCGACTCCCTCCCGTGCCTTTCTGAGGGGGCCATGTACGGCCCTCTCTTTTTTTGTGTGGTTTCAGAAAGGGAACCAATGAAGCACGGTAATTCTGGCACGATGGACCGATTGGTCGAACGAGTGCAGGCGGAGAACATCCGCAAGCACGACTTCATAAGCCCAACCGGTGTAATGACTGCCTCAGATGTGTACGGAGAGCCAAGGCTCAACTTCAGGGTGAACAGGGGGTCCGATGAGACAACCTCGTTCAATCTGGAACAGGTGGCCCACGAAAACCTCTCCCAGCTCTGTGGCATCGACATGCGGTACTACCGCAAGTTGCTGGAACTGCCATCGAAGGAACTCTGGGCAACCAATGTAAACCAGTGGTTGCCGGGGGTGTCGAACCGAACGGTTCGCACCTTCGATGGAGAGTACGAGGACGACCTCGGGATGAGGTCAACGGGCAGCGTTCGCTGTTTGATGAGCGACCGATACTGGTGTCTCGACAACAGCGACCTGCTCGCAGCACTGATCCCTCAGTTTGAGAAGAGGGAACTGACAGTGTTGACAAGCAACCTCAGCGAGAGGCACATGGTCATCAAGGCGGTTTCGCCCAAGATGATCGCAGACGTGCCTCACGTTGGGGATCGCGTGCAAGGCGGGATCGCAGTCGGTAACTCCGAAGTGGGCCAAGGCTCGCTGTGGATTACCGAGTACGACTATGTCCTGTCTTGCACCAACGGGATGGTTGGAGAAAAGGAGAGAAAGTACACGCACCGATCCGGCAAGTCCGGAGAGGACGACAGCAACTTCTCCTCCTACTCCAGCGAGACCAAGCGGAAGACCAACGAGGCCTTCTGGGCTCAAATTGCGGAAGACATCGACCGCTGCTTCGACGAGGAGCGGTTCGCCGTGAGGGTGAGCAACTACGGAGACGCTGCCGCAGACGAGGTTCACGAGAACCAAGAGGCTCGCGTGATATCCACTGTCTGTAGCGAATCAGGCGTCCCCAAGGATGACTGGGACAAGGTTCTCCGGCACTACCACAGGGGTGGGCAGGAGAGCCGGTGGGGAGTGGCCCAAGCGGTCACCCGCTACGCCCAAGACGTCGAAGACTTCGATCTTGCGACCTCGCTGGAATCAGTTGGCCGCAAGGTTATGGACGGAGGCTTGTACAGATGAGCGTCCGAGAAGAAACCGAAGGCGTGCAATACTGCTCCATCTGCAAGGTGGAACAGAGCAGGCCTTACTACGACGGTAAATGCGAGGACTGCTACTTGGATGGCCTCCAAAGCATTACCGAAAGGATGGGCTCGGCAGGACCAAAGGTTCTGGGAGCCAGACAAGACGCCAGTAGGCGTGGAGGTGGAAACCCCACCTTCAACATAGGCAGGGACTAGAACTCCCTGCTGCGAATAAGGCCCTCGATGAGGTTTACACCTCGTCGGGGGCCTTTTTTTGCGCCTGTACCTCAGGGAGGACCCATCCCTCTATCTGCTCCTGAGAAGAAAGGCGGACGTCATCCCAGTCCTCGCGGATCTTGGCACACTCCTCGCGAATCTTCTCGGGGGACGGGAGGTACGGGATCTCCGACTTGCCGGGGAGGTGGTCTGGGTCCGGAACATGGTTGACCAAGTCCCAGTTCGATGAAGCGCACTTGGGGCACGCGGGGTTGAACTTGACGTATATCCACCGGCAGTCAATGCACTGCTTGTCCCACACGCCACCCTTGTTTGCGATGTAGTGCGCCTTCTGCTCGTCCGTGCTTGGCTTGCCAAACTTAGGCCTCTTGCCCGGCATCTAACCCTCCTTGCAATGCCCCTCTTCCTCCAAGAGCTTATTGACACACCTCCCGTCGGCGAGGTACAGCTCTCCGAGATACCTGCCGTACTTGCCCTTCCTGTCCTTGACTGTCCGAAGAAAGAGCGGGTCAGGGTTCTCCTCAAGAAGAAAACCCAAAAACTCCTTGGCAAGGAGGCCCTGCTCCCGCTCTTCCCCTCGCACCTCATAGGTGTCAATGCCGGACAGCCTGATTCGGGCTTGGTGGTACATGTCCATTCCGAGGTCGACCATCACATCGACAGTGTCGCCGTCAACGATGTTCGTGACCGCACACTTGTACGTGTACAGGTCTTGCTCGCTCAGCATGACATGTTCCAAGGCCAATACTTGGCCAGTTCCTCTCTCGTTCACAGTTCCAACCTTCCCATCCTGTGCAGGCATGGCAGCTCGACAATGTCTCCCGGTGCCGCCTCTGCTGGCCTGAGCCGGGAGGCGAACCCCTCGCCCAAGTATCCCGCCTGTCTCAGGCAAGTCAAGACAAATTCTGAACAAAAGAATCGCTCAGGGTCCACATCCAGAGGAGCCCCTTCCTTGTCCTTACGCTTGCGTAGCCAGCGGCACCAAGTCCTGAGGAACTGGTACTTGGGGGCGTACCGCTTGCCCCAGTGGGACAGGGCTTCCGCAACCAAGGTGGTGCGATTGATCTTGTTGTCCTTCGGCTTGTGAAGCTCGTACCAGTCGATCCAGTCACCATCCTCTAAGCACTTGGAGACAGGGAATATCCTGATTCCCCGCCCCTCAAGAGCCTCCATGACACACAGGCGACCGTGCATCCAGAGGGCAAACCCGACGTGAGAGGTTCTAGACTGGGTGAAGTACCTTATGAGCCAAGACCACCACCTCGTGCCCCGAAAAGCCAAGACATCCCCGTCCTTAATCTGATCCCTCACCGTCAGGTATTTCATCTGGTTCTCCCAGCTTGAGGTCATACTTAGTATCGAGATCAGGCAGGTCGACCCCGGAAACCCCAGAGAAGAGGCTCAGCAGGTCTGGAAGTGCTGCACCGACCCCCCCGCTGGCAAGAAGACCGGCAAGAATTGCCAGTTTGGGAAGCCAGCTCTTCCCTTTCCCGTTCGTGTTCGTCTCCGAGTGGTTGTGCGTCACGTCCCCGATGTGCGTACTCCCTGTCTTGGACTGGCTCTGGAAGTCTTCCCCAAGGTGGGTGCGGTAGTGGGCACGAACAAGCTCCTGCCCGAGCCGGAGGCTTTCGGCCACATCCTCAGCCTTGGCCTGCTCCTCCAGCATCCTGATCCCGGCCCATCTCTCCACCAGCTTGTCGAACAAGCTCTTCACGGAGTTCCTCCGCTCTTCTGGACACAACGGTAGACAGGCTGCCGTCTAAGGCAGACATCCTGATTGCAGCAATCCGCTTGCGGTGCAATGCGGAGTTACGTTCCGCTTGGAGCAGTGGATCGAGACTTTCCACTACCGCTCTCCTCAACGATACGGTGTCCCAGAGCCTCGGCCTGAGAAACCATATTCTTGGCTTCCTGATGCTCGTAGCGGATGCACTCAACCAAGGCGTTGAAGCCGTTGGCCGCCTGTTGCGCGCCGTTCAGGGCGTGCATCTTCATCATCGCGTAATCGTTGGCGGCAAGTTCGACAGAATCGGGCATTATTCAATCCTTGTGACAGGGGCATAAGGGACATTCAGGGCAATCGCAGCCTTCTTGATCGCACATCACTTGGCCCTCGGTAAGAGTAGCTTGATCGGTGTTCCGAACGGGTAAGACTGCTCTTGCAGCACCTTCCCGGTTACCGGGTCTAGTATTTGGACGCGGATGGGGGTCCGTTTGATCCGCTCAAGTTCGGCTCCCCTCCTCTTTAGCTCAGAAAGAATATGCACTATGGCCTTCGTTCTGTCAACGTCGCTTCCCAGAGGGATGCCCTCGAACTCGAACCCGCCAACCTCCGCCTTCTTGGAGGAGACGAGGTTCAGGCCGAGCTTCTTTTCTGCGTCTTTCAGGAACCCGACGAGCTGATCGTGGGTGGACGAGAACATCTCGTCGTTGTCCTTGTTTCCGTGAGACATCACGCCCACTAACGACCCGTCAGCAAACACTCCGCCGCCAGAACACCCCTTGTTGAACCGGGTGTTCTTGACTCCAAACTCCCATCGGACTGCGTCGAAGTTGGTCAGTGTCACCAAGCCCTTGAACTTGGAGGCGATTATGAAAGGCCCCTTCCCTTTGGGGTAGCCGCACGACACGAACTTCTCCAGCTTCGGCTCAAGCTTCACCGGGTAGATCGAGTCAATCTGGGAAGTTGGGCACCTGAACAGAGACATGTCCACAGTCCGGTCTATGTACACCCAGACGGCAGACCCCTTCTTGCCGCTAGGGAGGTCAACCTTGGTGGACATGCCCACGCCCGGAGCGCAGTGCGCGGCCGAAACCCCGTAAGAAAACTTGCCCTCAGACGCCACCATAGTGGCACTGCAACCGCTTATCCTCGCAGATGCGGGCACGAAATCAGGGCTGGCCGCACCGGCAACTCGAAACATGAGTGCCATCGACACAGCGATAGACAGGACGTGGAGAATAGGTCTGCGCATAAAAAAACCCCGAAGCCATCTTCCGATGACCCCGAGGTCTTGTCAACTAGCGTTCCTTCCATGCGAGCCCGACAGCAATGGCGGACCAGACATCCCCGGTCACTCCGTAGAGTGGGCCGGGTTCTTTTTTTGTCCCAATCGCATCCATTCCATCTTCGGTGTATCTCTCGATTATGCACCTCCGGACGTCAGAATCGCGGGAGTGAGTCGTGCCGCAAACGGCCTTTTTCACGTCCCGCCGGCTAATCCTGTCCGCTTCACCCGGATGCCACGCTTCGAGAAACTTGCCTGTCCAGACAAGGGTCTCAAAGACCTCTGTCCCGACAGGCTTCCCGTAGCTTGTCATACCCTCAACGACAAGGGTGTCGACAGTGTGCCACCCCCTCCCCGTGGACCTTATGGCCTCCAGAAGGGTCTCGTTGGGCTCTTTCCCAAACGTGGTCACAGCGCCGCCCCCGCGCACCACCGCCCATGCGGACAAGGTGGTGCCGGGGTCAATCGCCAAGACGGTCTCAAAACTACCCATGATGGTAGCCGCGTTGAGGGAGTACAGTTTCGGTAAACTCGGGAAGTTCTATCCCATTATTTACCGCATCACGGATCTGTTTTACCAGAGCGAGGGCTTCTGGAGTCCCCGCTTCGGTCGCGAAATACTTCTCGCAAAGCTCCCCGAACCGCCTCTCTTGGGCCACTGCCGGGGTCTGCTTCACCAATCTCGCGAACTCCGTCTTGTCTCTCTCGATCTGCTCCAGAGACCGCCTCTGAATTTCTTGTGGCATTCGTCGCCTCCTTCTCGTATTGGGTTTTGAACTGCTGAAAGAGTTGCCCTCTGTTGAACTCCGTCATGGAGCAGAGGTTCTGCCAGCCGATCTTCTTTACCGCTGAAATGGTCGGCCCATCCAGCGACTCCCTCGCCTCGACTGGTTTTCCCAGACCGAAACGAGAAATTGCCTCCCGAACCTTCTCCCACGCTGTCTCAGCCGGGATGTCCGGTCGACGTCCTTCCCACCAGTCGTCCCTGTCGTCGTCCCACCTCTCTTGGTTGAACCAAGTCGATGGGTGAGGGATGTACTGGCGATCCTGCCCCTTTTTGGCCTTGGCGTACTCCTGAACAGCGTCCATTAGAGCGTCAAAGCCAATGCTGTCTTTCGACATCAGGGCCTTCTTGATGGCTTTCAAGGCCGCTCCCCTCGCAACCTTGCGTGGGTAAGCCTTGTACAGGGCCATCGCCTGATCTTCAGTTCGCATCTGCTCCTCCTTTCGTAGGACCTGTGATTCTAATTTCCAAGCTGAAGTCGAAATCGAGTTCTCCTTCCTCCTCTGCTTCCGCAAGGACTCTGGCGATCTCTTTGACCCCTGAGTAAGGGGCTCGCAACGTCATCACAGCAGTAGTTTCTGCAACC